AGCGTTCAACCATCCGTCAAGCGTTGTTACGTGGCGATAAAGAAGCGGCTATGGAGTCGTTAGTTAAATATTGTAGAGCTGGTGGTAAAATATTAAAAGGTTTACAAAACAGAAGATTAGATGAACGTAAATTGTTTTTAGGTGTATAATAGATTATCTCATTAATGAGAATTCTATGAAAATACTTTTATTAGATATTGAATGCGCTCCAAATCTTGCAACGGTATGGGGTATATGGCAACAGAATATTGCACTTAACCAATTATTAGAATCATCTTATACTTTATGTTATGCCGCTAAATGGTATGGCGAGTCAAAAATTATGTTTGATTCAGTATACAAAAGTAATCGTAAACACATGCTGCAAGGTATCCATAAACTTATGGATGAAGCAGACGCTATAGTTCACTACAATGGACTACAGTTTGACATTAAAATGTTAAATGGTGAGTTTTTACAATCAGGTATGCCTCCACCAAGCCCAGCAAAACACATAGATTTATTAAGAGTGGCAAGAAGTCAATTTAGGTTTGTATCTAATAAACTAGACTATGTAGCACAGCGTTTAGGTTTAGGTAAAAAGACAACGCATGAAGGTCACGAACTATGGCTTAAAGTTATGAATAACGATAAGTCAGCATGGAAACGCATGGAAGAATATAATAAAAACGATGTAATACTTTTAGAAAAGGTATATGATAAATTTAAAGGTTGGATAAGTAATCATCCAAATCATAATTCATTTTCTAATGGAATGGTTTGCCCCAATTGTAATTCTACAAAATTAACTAAACAAGGTAGTTTTATTACAAGTTCTCGTAAATATCAACGTTACCAATGTAAGGACTGTGGAAAATGGAGCAAGTCAGTGAAATCAGAAAAAGTGACCCACGACTTAGTTACCAGCATATAAGGAAAATTATGAATATAACCGCTCTCTGTGAACATATGATAGGTAAGACGATTGTAGAAGCAGAAGCTTATATAGATCCATCTGTACTTATCATAACGCTTGATGATGATACTTATATTGAAATTACATGCGACTCTGTTTATTCAGAGGTACCTGAGTTAGATGACTGATGTTGTTTTGAAGGATGGTTCAGTTGTAGATAATTATAGTGCTGAATATAGGATGTACTGCGAAGCTAAATGGTTATTAACTAAAGATATAGAATACCGCAGAGAATGGCTCTCTAGGATGCAGGAAAGGCGCCCAGAAGAGGTTTTAAAGGTTAAGGGATACCTTACTATCCTGTTTAAAAACTAATGCAAACCAAGTCTTAATATACTCTTTTAACCTGTCAGTAGACTTATCAATATAAATTAATTTATCACTAGCAACCTGATAAAAGCTATCAACGTGTGTTCCTGTGTTATCACTATAACCATTTATAATTAATACGGTAAAATTAGGTTGCTGCGCGATTGATTTTAATAAAATACGTTGACCGAGTAAAATTTCTTCATTTTCACGCTTCCACTCAGCTAATAAAAACTGACCATTAATACCATATATCATGTCTACATTTGATGGTAAAATGTTTGGTTTTTCATCAAACAAACCTCTCAAAAATCCAAAGTCTGTATGACTTGCAAACTCATTTCTCATGCCATTAGACACAAATTACTACCCCATTAGAACCTACTTGACAAACAGTTACAGAACCATCTGGTGTTAGTATAGTCGTGGTTTGACTAAAAGACTTTTCAGTATAGAAAATAGCCAATGCAGCAATAATACTAATAAATATTACATGTATTTTAGTCATCTTGACCTTCTAACCTTTCTAAAAATGCTGTAGTTTGCATATCATCACCTTGTTCAAGTATATCACTACCTGAGTCATGTAAATCATTAAGTAACTCTTTTATCTCATCGGTGTCATGTTGTAATTTATCTATAACAAGTTGAGCATATCCAACAATATCAACCCATGAATCCATATAATTAGCATCACCATTAACAATACGACTTATCTTATGAGCTATCATTTCTAATGACTCACGTTGATAAAATGCCAACTTATCAGCGGTATCACCTAAATTCATAGCTTGTTTAATAAGTTGTGTAGTGGTAGCATTTGATGCAAAGTCACCGTAACGGTTGCCGCGTTCGTCTAAAATGTTATTAATTTCTGTCATAAAATAAGTCCTTGTTAAATGTAGTATTGTTATAATACCATATAAATGATAAAAAGTGTATTATAATCTAACTGTTTTAGGTTTATTTCTCTTACCAAGTGGTGTTGCCGCAGGTAGTGCAATAGCACCAACTTTATTCAATTGTATAAGTCTTCTATAATTAAATCTTAATGCAACAGTTAAATCTTTACGTGTTGCTTCTGGGTTTTTTTCTAAATACTCTTTAATCATACCAGCATGTTTTAAATCATCAATTTTAGTATACATAATTTCTCCTATAGTCTAGTTTGCTCGAAACATTCTAGGTGACTTTTAGCAAAGATATTAGGTTTAATTTCTTCGTATAATTCACCTTGAATACATTTTAAATTTGTACTGCGTTGTTTAACAATACATTTATACTCCATAATTCCCCATGTAATTACTGACCCAACAATAATACCAACAATTAATTCAGCTGTACCTTTCCACTTATAATCCATTATTAGCCTCTACAAGACGTTTACTATCGTATTTAGATATGCCTTTATATTCTTCTACAGGTTCACCTGCAAACAAAGGCGTTATTTTTATGTGGTGAGTCGTATTTTTTAAATCGTGCATGTACGACAAAGCATTTGGGTGAAATGACCATAAGTAAGATTTTTTAAGGTCCCCAGATTTAACACAAAATTCTTGATAAAGCCATGCTACTGGTTCAGTCACAAAACACCAACCTTCCTATTTTAATATTGCAATTTTTCCAACCAACTGGAGTGTTAATACTATCATCATAAAAATGTAGTTTATTACCTATTGGGTTTTTAATTTTATTAAGGTAAATAGCATCTATTGCTGTATATTTTATTTGTAAATATCTTTTGTTATCAACCTCTTGATGGTTTACATCTGTTATGCCTTGGAATTGCGAATTAGCGTATACAACTTCACATGGGTCATTACCGTGATTTTTACTTTTAACACGGTTACGTATAACATTAAACACACCGATAATTTCTTGCTGCGTAGATGCCTCATGGTATGCTGCATGCGCGTAGCAACTCATATACAAGTCTAATGTGTTCATATCCATCAAACAATACTCGCTTGCTTTAATTTAAAAGAGTCAGAGTCAAATATAATTCTTAAATTAGTAGGTAACTCTGTCTTTACTCGAGGTGAGTTTGTAAGTGTAAGTCTACATTTACCGTCTGGTAATAAAGTTAAATTATAATCTTTAACTATGTCAGGTTGTTTTTCTACGCAAGACGGTTTATTTAATTCAGTAAGGTCAACCTCACCATTTAATTGTCTAGTCCAAAACTCAATATTTTTCATAATTTATCCTAAGCATTTTACCTATATTCATTTAATACATTCACAATATATTTAAACCTTTGTATTTTGTATAATCTTACTGTATTGTGCAATTACGCACGTACAATTATAAAGGAGAAATACTATGTGGACAAAACCAGCAGCTACTGAAATGCGTTTCGGTTTCGAAGTTACAATGTATGTAATGAATAAGTAATTGTATTATGGGGACGTGCCTAAAAAGGCATGTCCTCACCTTCTACAGCAGGTTTACTATATTCAGTAGTTTTACTTTCTTTTAATTGCACTGAACCTGATACAAACTTACCTTTTGCGCTTTCGCGTACCCAACCAGATAGTCTAAATTCAATACCATCAACGTTCATATTCCCAGTCCAATCTGGTCGTTTTGGGTTTTCACCTTTATCATTAACAAATAATGTAAATGTGTTTGTGTTGTCATACTGTGCCATGCTAGTTCTCCTTAGTGTAAATAGGTTTTTTCTTCCATCGTGTTGGTTCTGTGTCAGACTCAACAAATTGCATAAATTCTAATAATAATGGTTTGTACCACTCTAACCATTTATCATCTTTCTTAATTAACTCTACAGTTATACCACTTGGTGTCAAAACACTAAACCATCCTTGT